GGTCCTTCCTTTAACTCTTAAATGGAGCAGTCACATGGCTACCTTACAAACTATAGTGGATTACACTTCCCTCATGAAACAATATTATATTGAATCATATTTGAGAGATATGCAACTACTAAAGGGCAGTTTCCGTCAGAAAATTGACGTCGTAGGTCTAAACGACTTACGTGCTTACGAGCTGAGTGAATTAAAACAGCTTGTATTTGTAACGAACCGTGTGCTTCGCGAAAACGCCTCTAAGAGGCTAAAAGAACTTCGCGATGAACAAAAGGCTGCGGACAAAGCTACACGTCCACAGTTTGTTTCATTTGTTCCTGTATCCAAATAAGGAGAAAAAGAATGAATATTATATATATTCTAAAAACCGTCCTATCTGCAATTCAATTTGAATCCCTACCCCTATATGTGAAAGCTATTGTTTTTCTAGCGATCGTATTTGGGGCATCAGTTCCTGTTTTACAGGATTATTCAAATGAATTGCTATCCCTAGCTAGGGATATTGCTCTCAGCTTTTCAGGAGAGAGCAGATGACCACCCGTAATTCTTATACCTCCCGTCCTGACTACTTCGAAAGTAGTAGCGCAGTTGGGGGAAATGGGAAATACGAGGTAATCGGAGGAAAGACTAGATCGAAATGGAATAATTATACTCTAAATCGATGGAAGGAAGTGCGACGCAAAAACCATTTGAACAACTATATGGACTGTTCAAAAGGTTCCGTTGTCTCGTTTTCTTCAATCTTCCAACCTAATGATATACTAACATGTCAGAGTCGACTTGCTGAGCGGATTAAAGGCCATAATTTTAATATGGCAGTTAGTGCCGCAGAAGGCAAAAAGACAGCTGATATGGTGGTAAACGCATTAGGATCCGTAGGTGGTGCGTTACTCGATCTGAAACGTGGCAAGTTTGAATCTGCCGCGCGTCGTTTCGGGGTTAATCAACGCCCGTCTAAGTTAGATCATAAAGATCTAGCCGGACGTTGGTTAGAGCTGCAGTACGGCTGGCTTCCTTTGCTTGGTGACGTTTACGAAGCATCTAAAGCTTTTGAAGTTTTAACTCAAAAGCCTAGATCGCAACGTTTTCGTGGTCAATTAAAGAAGACAGGTACGGTTAATACGTCCGCTTCCCCTTCCAATTGGACGGGGGCGTGTAACTACTCAGCGATGATGCAGATTACTGCTGAATTGCAGGAATCTTTATCAGCACCTCGCTCTTTAGGCTTAACCGATCCACTCTCCGTTGCTTGGGAATTAATACCCTATAGCTTCGTGGTAGATTGGTTTATTCCTATTGGTAGTTACTTGGAGACTTTAAATGTTCTCCACGGACTTCAAGGACGATTCCTCACATCAAAGATCGTAACATTTAGTTATAGTGGCATTCCAAAGAGTGCTGCCTATAACGGATGTACGGCCAACGGTGGAGGGGTTAACTATGAACGTAAAGTTTCAGCCGGTATATCGGTTGGAAAGCCGGGAGTAAACTCCTTGCCTGATGCTATGAGTCCCAAGAGAATCTGGAACGCAATAGCACTAGCAGCCCAACGCTTCAAGTAGTACCTAGTCGAAACATTTTATTAACTTTCTTTTAAGAGGCTATCATGCCAACAATGCTAAATATATTAGTCAAAGATGACGCAACTACTCCTAAAGAGTGGACCTTAGTTCCAATTACCGATAATCCGTTTCCTCAATGGAGAGCGAATGATTCTTCGATACCAATCGAAGGTCAACCTCGTTTCTCCGAAGTTGTTGAGAAATTGAAAAATGGTAATTATAAGGTTACTGCGAAGTTAGAATTGCCCGTAATGGAAACATTGGGTGCTTCTGGCGCATCCGCTGGGTACGTTGCTCCTCCAAAAGTGGCTTACGTTACAACTAGCATCTTCACGATGTTTGTTGATCGACGTTCAACCATTGCGGATAGAGCAAATGCTTATCGGATGATGATCGGTATATTACAAGGTGCATCGGAAACTACCGGAACCGGATCTCTAGCCAATACTGCGGCTGGAGATGCCTGGAAAGTTAGTGTTCGACCCGCACCGTATACGTTTACCGGTCTCGTCATACCTAACTAGAATTATTTAGTTAGGTTTTCTCTTCAACCTGGTACTTTAGGTATCAGTCTTTACCATAGAGGTAATTATGAGTTTTCAAAAGAGAAGAAGTCCTAGTGATTCCTTATGTTTAATTAGGCAACTTGCACTGGAATGTGCCAAACGCGGAGGTCCTCTTGCAAAGCAGTTAAATCAACTGTTAGCAGAGGATGATTTTCTTGGGGTAATCGACTTTAAGTTTGATTATTCCCAAGAATTTACTCGTGATGATTTCATATATGCTCGCCAAATTCAGGCTCTTGTTTCTAAACAAGATTTTCTGGACCTTGGTATAGATAAAGAAAAAGTCGCGTTAGATCTCTTCGTGAAAGCAGAAGAAAAATGTCGTGAGACGAATATCCGTCTTAGTAATCCCTCATCAGCAAGTGCTGACGTTAGCGCGGTATATCACTACGCTATTCGTAAAATTGAAAGGATTCTAGGAGATGTTCCGTCACTCGACGCTTTAGATTTTTCTTTCGGACCAGGAGCAACAACTAACGTTAAACGGACGCGGTCTCACCCTAGGGTGAAACTTGAAGTCCAGCTTATGTGTAGTACAAATTTAGTTCCTTATTTGAACGAATATCTCAATGAGATACCGCTCTGGGCCGACTACCATACGAAAGATGAAAAACTTTCGGTAGAGGTCGATGTAGGGAAACTTGTGTTTGTACCAAAAACTTCCAAAACGTTACGTTCAATATGTGTGGAGCCGACTCTTAATGGATTCTTCCAAAAGGGTGTCGGCACATATTTAAAGAAACGATTAAAACGGGCGGGAGTTGATCTATCCGATCAAACTCGTAATCGTGACTTAGCTAAGAAAGGATCTGAATCAGGTAGTCTTGCGACTATAGATTTAGCATCCGCCTCAGACACTGTGTCACGTGAGTTGGTTTGGCAATTGCTGCCATTCGAATGGGTATCCTTAATGGATTCCATGCGGACTGGTACGGTTCGCCTACCAGACGGTAAGGAGATTAACCTTGAAAAGTTCTCGAGTATGGGAAATTCTTATAC